CCATATTAATAACATATTTGATATTTTCAGAAGTCATACCTTCTTCACCATCTAATGTTCTAATTTTTTGAGTTAGTTTACCTGTTAATTTTTGGATTGTTTTAAAAGTTACTTGTTCGTTAGAACCTCCCTCATCTTCAATATCCACATCAACATCAGTATCAACTTCTGTGTCCATGTCATCAACACCCATATCGTCCAATCCTAAATCAGACATATCTTCACTTCCTCCCATATCATCCATTGGTGATGATGGTAATTCCGGTTGTGGAACTGCTGGTGGAGCCGAAGGAACTTCAGCCGGTACCGGCATATCCATTTTTGGTTTTGGGGTTTTTAGTGTAAACTTTTTTTGTTCACCATAAAGAGATAAACCTTCTTCATTTTCATTAAGACGATTTAACTCACCAGCAACAAGATTTAATCTTTTTAATGCTTGTGAATATGAAGAATAGTATTTTCTATTTTTCATTGGCTCAATATAATCAGTTTCAGATTCTGAAATTGTTTTTTTAATAATATATCCTTGTCTCTCTTTAACAATTTCATATTTATTACCATCTGCTAGACCAATAGAATATTCTGATTTTGCAGTTTCATTTATTCGATTAGGGATTACTTCGTTAAAACGAGCTATCTCCATAATTCTTTTAAGTTTTTGGTCCCCTGTTAGTTTTTCACTACCAATTGGTTTTAAATTTCCCATTGTATATAAATTTGATTTTTTTTTAATTATTTAATCCGTTAAATCCCCCTAGAGCGATTGCACTTAAATCGGTTACGGTATTTCCTGTGAGTCCTGTTGACATTGACACGGCAACCGGATGTGGTGCAACTCCATTTGATGGTCCTCCAACTGTTATTGACCCACCACTAAAATTACCCAATATCCCAACTGTGTAATTGTATTGCGTATTAGCACTAATTTCTGCCATTATTTTTTTATTTATAAATATACGATTATTAACAATTATTAAAAATTAAATGATTAATCCTCTATTTTTCTTTCAATCGATAGTTCTTTATCCGTACCTTTATTAATAGAATCAAATAATTTTTCTATATGACCTGACCTTCTCAAATATTTAAAAACCAAATTTTCATAGGATAATTCCCCATCACCGTCCAATCCGGATTGACGATATTTTTTTAATTTACCTTTAAGGTTTTCAAGTGTATCGACATTTCCATTTTCAACCGCAGTATCAATTTTTTCAGTCCAGTTTTTAATTTTATCTTTAAGAACTTTTTTATTTATTTCTAAATTAATTTTTTTTGGAACATTAATCCATTTGTTATTCATTACAGAATAAACACCTGAACTAATATGAGGTTCTTCCGCATCTTGAGCATATAATTCAACCTCGTATCCAAAGATTTTAATGTTATGATTTGCATTAAAAAGTTGTTTTTTTAAATTGAATAATTCCTTATACAATTCATCATCATCTCCGTATTCATCCATATCAACAATAATATGTAAATCAAAATCTGAAAATTCTGACCAATTAAAATTTGAAAGTGAGCCCGTAAGAACAACATCTTCAACAAATACGTCATCACCCAAATAATCCACAAACTCTTCAGCAATGCGTTCAAGTGCCATTCTAACCTTAGGAACCATAGTGGATTTTTTAGGGTTGGTAGGATTTTCCCATACTTTCGGGTTAAGGGTTTCTTTAATAGTAAAACTATTAAGTATTTGTTGTAATTTACTCATTATTATAAATACTACACTTTCTTATACTTGTAAGCTTTTGATATATCACTTACAAAATATTTTCCTTGGGACTCGGCAGCCCTGAATTTAGTATATGTTTGGTGTGGGACTTCATCGTACTCGTACTTTAATCCGTTGTTAAATTCAACAACTAATTTTTTTGTTTCAGTATCGTATTCAGTTCTTTTAATGTTTGACGATTTGATTTCATTAATAATCTTCGTCCCCTTGATTTCCTCTCTCGTAATCGGCATCATTTAATGGTGTTAGTTCATTTATGTTTTGTAAAAGAGGTTTTAAATATTCATTAAACTCTTCTTTTTCTACCTCAAAACCTAAGTCCTTCATCTGTTGAAGTAAATCTCTTATTTCACCTCCAAATTTTTCATGAAGAGTCATTAATTGAGCTGAGTAATATGGTGGTTTTTCTAAATCCTTTTCACTCCACTCTTCTGATTGGAAATATTGTCTTATCTTAAGGTATGTTTCAATTATGCGTTGTAATCCAACACTACTAACTAAAAATTTTTCAAATGGTCTCATACTAATAAATATAAGTGAGAGTAAATAAAAAACCCCACCGGTGAGGGCGGGGTTAATTTTAAGATTTTAATTTTTTCAATTCATCACGAATCTCAATAGACCTTTCAAAGTTATGGTCATTAATTGTTTGTTTTAATTCTTCTTCAAGTTTAGAGATGGTCTCTTTATTGGATTCCAATTTTTTAATTTGGTCTCTAATCTCAACGGCTTTCTCGAAGTCCTCATTCTCAATTGCCAACTCAAGTTGTCGTTTTAAACCATATTCATCTTTAGATTTTCTTGGTTCTGTACCCCTATAAAATGAAGTTATTTTTATTGTACCATCGTCAGATACTCTTGTTTCTGATTTCCATTGACCTAACTGAGAATCAAACTGAGAGGACATATCATCAAACATCCTCAAAATGTCATTAAAATTTTTTCTGTCTCCAAACATAATTTTATTTTTTTAATTAAAGTTTATTTTATACCTTTGTCGTATTCAAATAATATACCACTCGAATAAATATGTCAATATGTCATGTTAAAAAAAATTTACTGACAATTTGACTAAAAATTAGGATATGAATAATATTTGATTCACCTTTGTAAAATAAAATTAGAAACTATGAACGACTTAATGGACGACAACGACAAATCAGGGAACAAAGCACAAAAACAAGCTATGGACACAAACACACCTGTATTAGACAACTTCAGTAGAGATTTGAATAAACTAGCTGAGGAGGGTAAATTAGACCCGGTAATTGGTAGAGATGCCGAGATTTTGAGAATAGCTCAAATCCTTTCTCGTAGAAAAAAGAACAACCCTATTATTATAGGTGAACCCGGATGTGGTAAAACCGCATTAGTTGAGGGATTGGCTATGAAAATTGTGAGTGGTGAATGTCCAAGAAATTTAGTGGACAAGAGAATTGTGAATCTTGATTTAACTTCAGTTGTTGCCGGTACTAAATATCGTGGACAATTTGAAGAAAGAATGAAAGTAATTATTGAGGAACTTAGTGCTAACCCGAATATCATTGTGTTTATTGATGAGATTCACACCTTGGTTGGTTCTGGTAATTCTTCAGGTTCTATGGATGGTTCTAATATTTTCAAACCAGCACTTGCTCGTGGAGAGGTTCAATGTATCGGGGCCACAACTCTTGATGAGTTCCGTAAAAACATTGAGAAAGACGGAGCATTGGAACGAAGATTCCAAAAAGTAGTGGTTGAGCCATCAACCGTAGAGGAAACAATACAAATTCTTAAAAATGTTCGTGACAAATACGAATCATATCATAAAGTATTGTATAGTGACGAAGTTGTGGAAACTTGTGTTAAGTTGGCAGACCGTTATATCACTGACCGTGAATTCCCGGATAAAGCATTTGATATATTAGATGAGGTTGGGGCTCGTATGCAAACCGAGATTAAAGTTCCCGAAATTATTGAGGAATTAAAAAAGAAGGCTTCTGAGATTAAAATTGAAAAAATGGAAGTGGTTAAAAAACAAAACTACGAACAAGCAGCTCAACTTAGAGATAAGGAGAAAAAATTGTTAATTAAACTTGAAGCTGAGAAAGAAAAGTTTGCAAAACAAATGGATTTGGAAAAACAGACCATTGTTCTTGATACGGTTTATCAAGTGGTGTCAAGTATGACTAAAATTCCTGTGAACAAAATGGACGCTGACGACTCTAAGGCATTAATGAATTTAGATAAGTCAATCATGGGTAAAGTAATCGGTCAGGATGCCGCAGTTGTTAAGATTGCAAAATCTATTAAAAGAAACCGTTTAGGAATTAAAGACCCTAACAGACCTATCGGTTCATTTATCTTCTTGGGTTCAACCGGTGTAGGTAAAACTCACTTGGCAAAACAATTGGCAAAAGAAATGTTTGGAACTGAGGATTCACTTATTCGTGTGGATATGTCAGAATACCAAGAAAAACATTCTATCTCTAAATTGGTTGGAGCACCTCCGGGATATGTTGGATATGAAGAAGGTGGTTTATTAACTGAGAAAGTTAAAAACAAACCATATTCTGTAATCTTATTTGATGAGGTTGAGAAAGCACATAAAGATGTGTTCACAATCTTACTTCAAATCTTAGATGATGGATACGCAACAGATAGTTTAGGTAGAAAGATTAATTTCAAAAATACCTTAATTATTTTGACATCTAACTTAGGTGTTAAAAAGTTACAAGATTTTGGTACTGGTATTGGGTTCTCAAATAACTCTTATGCTAATGAAGAAGCTAAGAAAGAAGTTTTAATGAAAGAAATGAAGAATTTCTTCTCTCCTGAATTCATTAACCGTATTGATGATACAATTGTCTTCAATTCATTAACTCCTGAGGATATTGAAAAAATTACCGATATTGAGTTAAAGAAATTGATGTTCCGTCTTAGTGAGATGAAATACACTATAACTTATGATGAGGAAGTGGTAAAATATTTATCAAAAGTAGGGTTTGATGAGGTGTATGGTGCGAGACCTTTGAAGAGAGCAATCCAAGACAAAATTGAGGATTTATTATCGGAAGAAGTATTAACCGGAAAAATGGTTGAGGGTAAATCTTACCAAATTAAAATGAAAGGTGAAGACATCATAATTCAGAAAAAAGGTAGATAATAAGAAAGGGGATGAAAATCCCCTTTTTTTTGTTTATTCCAATTTTTGTAATAATTCTATATAATCTCTTAATTTTATAGCCAAATCAAATTCATTATCTTCCGCTGCCATATTTCTAATCACGATTGTATGTTGAATCGTTTTGTCTTTATTATTAATAACCATTTCGGGGGTAATATCAGTTTCAGTTGATGGTTGATTTCCCAAACTAATTAACATATCTATCATTTCATCAGATGCATCACTCATGGCACCTAAATTACCCGCACTTAAAGTCTCTCTAAATTTATCTCTTAAATATTGTTTTTCATATTGTTTATATATTGGGTCATTATCAAAATCTTTATCCATTTTAATAATTTGATTAATAATGTCATTATCACTAACCTGTTCCCATATTATATTCTTTTTACTTGAGTGCATTTCAAGGATTCTATTTTTCTCTTCTTGAGAGATGTTATTAAATATATTTTTCATATTAGTTTTTAATATAAATATATTACAAAAAAAAAAGAGACCATTTGGTCTCTTTTATATTTTAGAAGAATCTGTTATTATATGTTGGAATCTCAACTACTTCTTTGTAGTGTAATTTATTACCAAGTTTTTCAATCATTTGTCTTCCCATCTCAATTCCTTTAAATACATCTTCAATTACCACATATTCATTTGGAGTGTGATAATCGTAATATCCAATTGAGAAATTAATACAAGAAAAATTAAATTTACTTCTCAACGCATAAACATCGGTATATGGGTGAACCATGTATTGCATATCTTCATTATGCATCCCTTCAGTTAATACTTGGTCACAAACTTCAAAGAATTCTGACTCTCTATCGAATAACTTTTGACTAAAACATTTTTCAGTAATCATCCAATTCTCAGGAGCATCAAACTGAATCCCATAACCAACATTGGTAAAGAATTCGGGGTCAGCCTTTTTGGAACCGTGACATCCTGTTTCTTCAGATACAAAAAATGCCGCTTTTAAATTTGGTAACTCTTTTAGTAATTTCAAACACGCAAAAACACCACACTTATCATCACCACCAATTCCGGTAGGTAATCCGTGTAAGTTGTATGCCTTTAATGAGTCTTTAAGTTGTCCTTGAGCGTTAGGTAATAGTTCTTCGTGAACAATTATAGTGTCTAATCTGTGGACCGTGTCAGTATGTGCAATAACACAAGGGAAGTAAAAGTCCTCAGGAAGTGTTTCAAGTTCTTGTTTGGTTGCATAAACATTTTTGTGTTCATCAACATAATGTTCTATATTGTTTTCGGTCAACCAATTCTGTAAAAACTCGACCATAAGGTCTTCTTTATAAGTTTCGGTTGGAACACTAAGAACTTCTTTTAGTAATAATATATCGTTTGTCATGGGACAAAGGTAATAAATTAATACATGTCATCCAAATTAAATAAGGTATTTTGATATAAAAAATTGTTAAATTGCTCTTCTTCTAATTCAATTTTTTTAAATAATCCTGACTCTTTATCTTTAATATTTAATTTAACTGACATATTACCGGGATTAAACGAATCAATCATAAAAATAAGATTTTTATCTTTAGGATTTTCATACCAAGTTTTTAATTTATATTTAGATACAATTCGGTTTCTAAAATCAACAAAATCTTGAACGGTGTATTCTTCCTCACTCTTTTCATCTAATTTTTCGATTATTTTTTCAAATTGTCTTTCAACTTCTCGGTTAAATGATTCTAAATCAAAATATTTTTCATCTTGATATTCATAATTACTTTCATACCATCCACCAACATTATTACCTAACGCTTTTTTAATTATTGCGGTGACAATCTCTTTGGCATTAGAATTAAACAAATTTAACTGTAATGCTTCCGAATATAAATCGGCAAGAGTAATTTCCACCTCATCCATATCGTAATTAAGATTAATACCTTTTTCCTCTAATGGTTTATTAAATTCATTTTTTATCGACTCTTTTGCAACAGTATTCATTTCATGTTCTTTTTCCATGTAGAAATCATCAAGAATTCTATCAATTTCTTCAGGGAATAAATCAAGTAACATTACTGATAATTCTGAACGATACTCTTCACTATCAATTGTAAATTCTTTATCAGGTAAAATTGTGGTTGCAATTATCTTGAGAGTTTCTGTATTTTCATCATTTATTTCATAATACACATTGTACCCTTCTTTAAAATCTTGCCCTATTTGATATGGGTCATTAAATTCATATCCATTATATCCATTAAGAGCTTGCATGAACCAAACATCTTGTTCGTCCAAGTCAATTTCTTCTAAAAATTCTTTATTATCATCAAATTTAATTGTAACCATTGATTGTCCTAATGGTTCTTTTTTATCAATATAGTCAATACTATCGTCAAGTCGATATAGGTCGTCTTTAGTGATTCTACCTTTAGCGAAGTTTCTAAGACCAATAACTAAGTTCTTATCTTCCTCTTCTTCAGTGTCTTGCTCCGTCTGTATGACCCTTCTGATAATATGATTAAGGTCTGATTCAGTCAATTTTATTACTTTCATTAAAATAATTTTATAATAAATACTTTTTTTATTTGGAATTTCAATATTTATGTTTACCTTTGTGGTGTTAAAATATGGGGATGACCGGTATTGATTGGTATTTTTAATTATTCGGGGCACGCAGTGAGAAGTTTCCTATCACTTAAATCTATGGATGACAAAATTATAAATGGCAACATTTTAAACAAAATGGCTCTAGTAGGTCTTGTACGTCAAGATGAGCTTGTGAACGTAGCGTAAGCAAACACACATTCGGGCCGGTGAGCGTTCAGCCTAGGAACAGAAGCTTTACAAAGGTGTGGTACCTACCCGAAAAGGTACAAGTGGAGGATTAGTTCTCAGTAAACCGAACCACTATAAAATAAGGGAATTGTGAATTTTGTTAGTTTTTAAAAACTGAATAAGCGTGTAGACCTTAATTTTTAAGGTAAACAAGACGGCGTTTCGATTACGCCCATCTCCACTTTAAATTAGAAAACCCATCATATGATGGGTTTTTTACTTTCCATAATTAATCTACAAAATTCTAACATTTGTTCATGAGACATTGAATTTTTTGCGTGATTTGCAGTTATTGAAATGTATTGAATATTTCCTTTAACATATCCTTTAGTAGAATCAATTCTATCTATTGATGCCGTCAACAATGGATTATTATGTTTACGATGGGTTGGTAATACTAATTGAGCTCCACTATACACACAAATATTACAATTATCCCATATTTCTTTTAAATATTTTAAATCAATATTATATTCATAATCTCGTCGTTTAATTCTCCTTAAGAAATCTCTAAATCCGGTATATTCATCTCTACAATTATCAGAATGTTTCGTAATGATATATCTATTCTCTTCATCACCAAAATTTTTTATATTATGTTTACCAACACAAGTTCTACTACAAAAATTCATTCTACCCAATTTCTTATTTCTATTTAACTCACTTAAAGGTTTTTCAAAAGCAACTCCACAGTTATCACAGGAACATTCACCCATTTTTCGTTTTGACTTATTTTTATTCATATCTTTCTTTTATAATAAATAGTGTGGAGGTGGTGAAAAGTTTGTGGAGGTGGAATATTTTTTATTTATAAACAATATCACATTATCTGAGTATTTATTAATATGAAATTAGTTAACATTTTACTTATAGAGGGTAGAAAAGAAGATTTAGAAAAGAAATATTCAAAATCATTAGGTAAAG